GTCACGATTCATTGAATCATAGATGCCTTTGCCGTAGCTGAAGCCGCTGCTGGCAGTAGGTGTACCTGAACCGCCGGCTTCTTCAGTTTTTTCTTTCTTCTTGCCTTCAGGCTTTTTCTTCTCAGGAAGGCCTTTGTGCTTGGTGGCAGCAAAATCTTCAGCGTCTTTCTTGCCCATTGACTTGGCTACCTTGGCAACTTCTTTTGAAGGTGCTTTCTCGCCCTTTTGTGTTGCATGAACCATGCCCATGAAACGTTGTTGTTTCTTGCTTACTGCTTTTTCAGACACCTGTTCTTCGCCGTCGTCCATCATCTGCAAGATGTCTTCAATCTTGTTGCCCAACATTTTGTTGCCGTCTTCAAAGGCTTCGTCACGCAGGCGAACTAGAATTTGAATGTCATCTTCGCTGGCGCCTTCTTTGGTCATCAACTTTGACTTGCCGCTAGGACCTTTGGCACCTATTTTGCCGCCTGTGCCCTTTGGACGTCCACGACCTTTTGCTACTGGCTTTCCTTCTGTATCGTCGTCAGCACCAACGCTGTAACCTTGATCATCTGTACGGCGTGTTACTTTGCGACCTGTAGCAGTGTGCTCAATATCATGCTTGTGACCACGCTCCACTGATCCAACTTTGGGTTTTTCTGCACGTGGCTTTTTCCAGTTGGTAAATGGATTGTTGTCATCGTCGCTGGCTTCTTCCATGCTGCTTTTGCCGGTTAGTCTCTTTTTGCCAGGACCTTTCATACGGTCCACAGGATGGCTGTCTTGATCTGAGCCGCCATACACACCAGGACCTGCTGAATGTTTGACCCCTTTGGCTGTCTTAGTGACTGTTCCGCCTTTGCTAGTAATAGCAGACTTCATTGCATTGGCAGCAACGTCACCGAGCATTTCGTCAACTTCTTTCTTGGCTCCAGCAATCTTGTCAGCAAAAGTGATTTTGTCTTTTGGTTCGGCAAGTGCAGCAAAACTCTTGGCCTTGGCTGGACTCATCTTTTCTTTAATTTGCTTGGGGTTAGGTTCTGCACCTGGCTTCATTCCTGTTTGTGGCATTCCTATTTTCTTTTGCAGATCACGAATCATGTCAGCGTCACTGCCATGGCCTACTTTATCAAGTGCTTTGCCAGCAACTTTCTTAACAGCACCGCCTACCTTGCGAGCCATGTCACCAAGGCCTTCGTCTACTTCTGTGTTGTCATACTTGTCGTACTTGGCACGGATTGGATCAAGAGATTTGCCTTCACGACCAGCCTTGGCTAGAGCTTCCATGCCTTCTTTGCCGTACTTTTCATAGCCTTTGGCAGCACGGCTCATGTCACGCTCGTTCAACTGCTTGTGCTCACTCTTTGGAGTTTCCAAAGCCTGTTGCAGTCTTTTGTTTAAATCATAGAAAAATGTCATTTTGAATTATCCTTTTGGGTTGGCACCAGTTGCTGGCTTGGGTTGACGTTTGATATTGCTGAAAGGACTCTTGTCGCCCAGCGGCAAATCATTTGTGGTTTTAGCAGGTGGTGTGTTACCCCCGGCTACTGTGAATTTTGTACGGTAGGCGTTTTTAAGAACCACGTGGTCATGAGATTCAGCGCCATAGTCTTTCTTGAGAGCCTTTTGCTCTTTGTCATCTGCTGGATAGTCAGGATCGTCCAACAAGTCTTTGTTTTGATCCGTGATCTTGTCGTTCTCAACGTTGAGACTATTGTCATGAGCGATGGTGCCCATCACAATGCGATTCTCGTCTAGGCCAGCTAGTCTAGCAATCTGTTTGATCTGTGGTTCGATAGCTGGGTATCTAAACTCAACATCCACAATGGTCAACGACTCATTGGGAAATGCTGGGAAATCGGGGATTTGCTTGCGCACTGGAGTGGTCTTGGGTTCAGACATTTTTACAATGTCAAACTGTGACAGCTTGTCTTTTATGCTTTTGAAAAAGCCAGCTGGCAGATCACCAACTACCTTGATACGGTAGTTGTAAGTACGTTCGCTCTCGGTCAAGTATTTTGCGAATGTTTTCATTGTCAGGTTCCTGTTGTATATTTATGTTTTCTTGTTGTCTTTGAGCAAACGCTCTAGGAGATCATTGCGGTTCAAAACCACGCCTTGTGCTGTTTGTGTGGGCCCAGAGTCGCCTTCTTTTTCTGCAGCCTGCTGATCCAACCGCATTTTCTTCATCTGCAGATCAATCATTTTGAGTTTTTTGTCAAGCTTGGCTGTTTTGGCTGTGATTGCATGACCCAGCATGTTGGAGGCAACACTAAAAATTTCACTAGCAAATCGACTGTCAACTTGCATGCCTAGATCCATGAGATCTTTGTAGCTGTCAGTGGCCAAACTGGCCAGTTCGTCCATTTCCTGGTCAGTGCTTTCTAAACCTTTGACAGCAGGCAGCGCATCATCTATTTTGTCAATGGTGGCGTCTAATGCAGCCAAAGTCTCCCGATTGGTAGGCAGTTCCGGGATGGCAGTGTCTACTTCTTCTGTAGTGGGAGGTAAATCGAACAATTCCTCAAGTTTTCTAGTCATACCCTATTTATAGGGTCATGCTCGGCCGTTGTGGAACATTTGGTCTTCTGTTATGACTCGAAACGTGATGCCTTGACGCTGGCACCATTTTTGAGCTGCTGCCCATTTGGCATAGTTGATAGCAACCACAGCACGATCTCGCGAGCTCATTTTTGACTCAATCACGCTTTGCTTTTTGGGTTTGATTTCAATCAGCTCTGCTCTCATGGTGTTGTTGCGAGTGCGATAAGTGATCAAAAAGTCAGGCACATAGATAGTTTGTTTGCCTGTAAGTGGATGACGATAGGGTATTTGTATGGCTTCACTGGCCCATTGTAACACATTTGAATTTGTGTCACAAAATCTCATGAAGCTGAGTTCCCACCCGGACCTGTATCTAGGCTGTTTGGTGCCTACATATTTGTCAGAATTTTGAACTTGATAAAAACCCTGTGCCCATTTGCTCATTGCAGTACTGCTCTGGCAGCATATTGATTGGGTGTAACTGGGGCACTCACGCCTACCAGTGTGGCACGACTGCGAATCAAATTCAAATAGTAGGCCAAGGTCACTGTGAGGTTTATTCCCGATGCGCCTTGAAATGCCTGCAAAAGAGTTTGTGCAGGAGTGTTGGTTTCTTGTGCCACTCTAAACAATGCGCTGGAAAAATTACTGGCTGCTCTGGGAGTGGTCATCACACTGCGGAAATACGAATAAACAATATCCCATTCAGCAGCCGGCACACTTGCTTCGTACTTGTAAAAACGATCAAACACTCGCACTGTGAGATCTTGATTGAAGTTGGTTTGATTAACTGTTGTCATACAACTTAATTATCAATTAAATCGGCGGAAGAATAGTTCCGTCTGGAGCAATTGGATTGGTGCCCACTACAGTTGATTTGGTAGCGCCAGATGTAGGGAATGCCCAGCCACTGCCAGTATTGGATATGGCTCTTACTGCCCCAGGAATAGCAGCGTTTGCTGCTGCCACTGCACCTGCTTTGACTTCGTTGCTCAATGCTTGACCAACATTGACATTCTTAAAGGTGTTGTAGGCTGTGCCTGCTTTTTGTGTGGCGCCAATCAAGCCCAGCACCGATCCTGACTGCAAGTCTTCCAATATTCCACCAGCTGCATCCAGCAAACCGCCTTGACCCAAGATAGTCTGTGTAGACCCAGCTCGAGAGATAGGACTGGTTCGTGTGTCGTAGTGAGTAGGATCGCCAAATCCAGGCGCTTGTTTGTTGGGAGCCCCTTGATAATACTTCACTGTTTCGTAGGCAATGGTCATTGAGTTTTGCATAGTACCGTTGCCTTGACTGTAGTCATAAGTGTCATGACTCCAGTTTGTGATCAGTGGATTGATCAACACATACTCAGCATACTTGTGCTGATAGTCAAATCCAAAAATTCTAATGTCTTTGAAAAATGGCGGCTTGCCTGAACTAGAGCTCACACCATCGCTGATACTTTCACCAATGTAGCCCCAGTCGTTGACCAAACGATCGTTGTTGTAAATGTCTCGACTGTTGTAACCAAAACCAGCTGTGCGGTTGGCCAATGCTCCCAAGCTACCGTTGGTATTGTTAGCCGCACCGTATTGTTGTGTGGGGTCTTTGTAGTAATAACTGTAGTAATTGTACCACAAATTACGCATTAGGTCTCCACCGTCGTCGTGGAAAGTAATGTTAATTGGTTCGTAGTTAATCTTGGTCTGTACAATACGCTTGCGATTGTACTGATTCAGTGTTTCTGTTTGAATGTTGTACTTGGGTAAGTCAACAGTCTTGACCACGTAACTGATGTTGTTGACATCAGTCACTCCCAATGCACCACGCAGAGAAGGAATCTCGGCGGTGTTAATAGAAAAAGCCACGTGGAATAAAAACTTAAACCGTGGCTTTAATTCATAACCGTTGGTTCTGAATACCTTGGCTGCGTGAGTATAATCACGCAGCGTATCGGTACCAAAAAAACCTTTTAGAAAGTCCTGTCCCCAGGTAGCTGGCATTAAACGCCTCCGCCACCAGGACCAGTGACACTACCACCCAATGTACGTGCAATACCAGTAGCAACACCAACACCATATGGGATCTGGTTAGCGTTGTCAAAGGCAATCGTCATGTTAATGGTTACAGGAGCTGACTCACTGTAATTCATTGCACCGTAGTCAGCTGCCTTCAAGTAGCAACCATACAGTTCCCAAGTTTCAAGAACGTTGGGTTGTTCTGCGCCGTTGCCACCGTCCAAGATCTCAAAACGTGTCAAGAACTTGTAGTCAATACCAGAACTAGCAGAAGCCATTTCCAAAAAGTCCATTTGCTTTTGCAATTGTTCGCCAACCAGTCGACTGACGTTGCCGCCTGCATCGTCACGGATTTCACAAGTGGTATCAGCCCAAGTGTGCTTGCCTGCCAACTTCAGTGTTGAGTTGTAGATTGGCAAAGTAATTTCTTCAAAGCTCAAGTTAGGTCGAGCAAAGCTCATGACCTGTTTAGTTAATTCTGTACGAGGAGTCGAAATACCAAAATTTTCAAACATCACGCGAAAGCGATATTTGAGCTTGGGCATCAGCAGACCTTGAGTGCTAGAACTCTGATCGCTGGCCAACGGTACTGTCATTCTCTGTAATGATGAAACTGCCATTTTTTATATCTCCTATGTCTTTATTTACCTTAACTGGGGGGCTAAAAATTAACCCCCCAGTTTATTAGGCCGCTGCTCCAGAGATCTCGCCAGTGTTCTTGATACGCAATGGAATGTAGATAAACTCCACTGCCTTCACTGGTTCAATAGCAATATCCAGCCACAACTCATTGCGGTCAATGCGTGCTGGAGTATTGTTACTCAAGTCGCAAACCACCAAGTAGTCATAGATTGCTCGTTTAGCGATCAAGTCAATCATCAATGAGTTGACAGTGTTAGTGATTTCGTTACGAGTAATCTCATCGTTTGGTTCAAACAAGTACAACTTACCAATCTCTTCCAAGCGTCCACGCAAGAACGCAACCAGTCGGCTAACGTTGATACGATCCAGAGCACTAGTAATACTAGTTGTGGTTTTGTTACCAAAGTTGGTGATACCTACACCTGGAATAAAGGTGATTGGGTTGATGTCGTTTTCGTACAACACATCACGTAGACCTTGACCCACGTTGATCTGGATGAACTCGCCTGTGAGACTGTCAATGTAGCCAATTGCTGTAGCATTGTCCACAACACCACGACGTGTACCAGCAGGTGCTAGCCATGGGTAGCTCACTGCATCACTACGGATGATTGTGCGCATCATCATGTGGCTCGGTGCTGTAACTACTGCATTGCCTGACAAATCTGTTGTCTGGCAGCTTGGATAGAATGTGGCCATGTACTGGCTAGCAGCAACTAGTCCGTCCTCTGAATTCAATCCAAGACCGTTGTTGTTGGTGGCCCAGGTTACCAAGTCGGTGCCGTTAGCAGCCAATCGCATCGGTGTATCACCGATCACAAACAAGGTATTGTTGCGCTCGTTGCTGAGTGCAATCATATTTGGGATCAACTCTGGGTATGCAGGTGTAGCAATCAAGCTGTATAAAGCTTGTTCTTCGCGTGCTGGTTCGCTGGTGTCAATACCACTCTTGAGTGCTTCGACAACCAGTTGACGTTGTGCTTGACGTCCTGCCCACATGCTGCCGTTGTCTTTGTTGCCGCTGGCAGTTACCCAGGTGCTAGTCACAATCACTGACCAATAGGTGGTATTAGTAGGTGCAGTGCCTGCACTTGGAGGAGCAAGTTTACACACATAAATCACACCGTTGTAGACCACAAAGTCATTGTAGGCATATTGAGTAGTTGATGAGTATGCGTCAACACTGTAGCTGGTGCTTGTGGTGTTGAAGTAATCAACTGCAAAACGCTTGACGTTGTATCCGCTGCGTCGAGTATTGAACAACAACATACCTTGAGGATACAATGCAGCATTAGGCGCATCTAGGTCAAGATAGTCGCTGTCCAGTAAACTTTCAATGGTAGGAATTGGATCTGCTACAGTATCAACTGTACCAGTAGAACTCCAACGTGCATCTGCAAACAAGATACCGTTTTCACTCACTTGATCAGTTGTGTCAACTGCAACCCATTGATCGACTCCGTTGACTGGCTCCCAACGATACAACAAAGGATAATTTTCCAAGTCGCTGGTATCAATCCACAAGTCACCGTACGCCAATGGACTCAATGCAGTGTTGGTCTGTGTGGTAGGTGCTGTTGCGCTGATGATTGGGCCGGCTTGGTTGGTCAATGTCAAGTCAAAACCACGAACGTCGTTGGATACTGTTTGATAACCCACCCAGTTTGAGCCGTTCTTGATCATGATATCAGCTTCACTTACTGTGCTGTAGTACCACAGACGTCCATCTGCTGGGTCTTGGTCTGGTGCAGTACTGCTGGCTGTGTATGTGAACAGAGGATCGGTTACCCAATTACTCATAATCAAAGTGTTAGTAAATCTACTAGATGCACGGCATAACGGTGTGCTAGAGGTAAATCCAGCCAATGTAACAGGAACGCCACTTACGTTAGCCAAGCTAATTGTACCGCCTTGTGAATGTGTAAACACAATATATCCATCGCTATCAACAGTGGCGCTGACGTAAGGTACATTGGCTGCGCTGACCGCAGTTACAAAATCAGTAGGAGTTGTGCCGCCGAGCGTTGCAGTGTATGCTGCAGAAAACGCACTAGAACCAGCGGCAGTTGCTCTAATAGTAAAGCTACTTCCATTTACGAACACAGCATCATTTACGCTAGATTTGACCACTGTGGCACCCAGGGCATAACGTTCAAATATTGTGAAGCTACCTGATACCAAGTTGTCGGTATTGACTTGATCATCATTCCATTGAACATAAGTTGTACCAACAGGAATATTTTTGCCGCCACCCGATGGATCAAATCCATAAGTTGCTGTTGAAGCGCTGTCGTACGCAGGAGTGTCCTGTGCTACAAAAGACCCAAGTGCAGAGTTGTATCTCTTGACTCGCAAATTGATACCGTTGTTTACCGGACTCATGTTATTCCAGATTGACCCAGTTGGGCGTGGACTTGTGTCTGTGGTTCTCCAGCGAGGAGCGTCATAGCTGTAGCTCGGGT